CAACGGAATAATCGGGGTAATTCTCCTCGGTATGAGCTCACATGTCCACCTCCCGCCTTCCCGGTTTACACCGCGATCTAGCACAAGAGAGAGTCCGTTACCTAACGGATAATCTCTGGATGAGCTATCGACCTGATGATTGGTCGGGAACAAATTCAACGGATAGTCTAGGGTTAGATCCCAGGCATTCGAAATGGGTTGACACCCTGTTCTGAATGCGACGAAAGATAGAACTTGTTTCACATCTTTTTAAATATTAAGAAAAGTCAAAACAAAAATTATTTCAACTCCTCTAATATCTAAACGATTAAAGGACAAGAAAATGTGGTTCTCACTCGATTTTGCGTGAGGATACTATTCTCTTGCCCTCTGATCTATCGGTATTGACCAGAATGGAGACTACCGTCAGCTATGGAAGAACGTTGTTGGGATGTACAAGAACCAATCTTCGAGAAAGAATTTACGCTTTCTCTTTAATTATTTTAAAGATTGTTATTGTTATACCCAGTTCTTTATAGCTGGACAAAAATACACTGACAATAAAGTCCGTGTAAGTTTGGACAGGTATGGTCTTCCCAAGATTCTTCCGTTTGGGTTACGATCTGAAGTACGTAACTCAAACAGAAGGGTCATAGTCGCTGTTACTACGCTATTGGGCATTTATAGAGTTATTCCGTGATGGCCTGGTGTGGATCTTAAGACAATTATAGATCCATTTTCGGGCACATCAACGGATGTGGACAATCGCTTCCTTCGGGCAGCAAAGTTCGAACTAGATAGATGAAATACCTGGGGGAAGAACGTTTTTCTTTCTTCTCCTCGGTTCCTCCTTCTTCGTTCTGCATCCCCTAACGGGGATGATTCAGTGACAAGAGTTTTAGATGACGCTTTTGCGTTTTATTCTAATCCTCGGCACGGAATCTCCTTGCTGCGGTGACTCTTTGAGCTAAAAGCTTGAGGAGTCTCCGCGTGCCTTATCTTTATTTGAATCTTTGGCCTGCCCGTATATTTATATATGGGAATCGGGAATGTACTGAGCTTAGCAGTTTACAAGTGCGCCTACAAGGGTGCATACGCGCTACGTATAATCAGTAAGTACAGCACCGGAACAGGTTACTGAGTAGGGTGATCGAGCTGAGTGTCCGCCGTCATCGTTTTTGTTCTTGGGTTAAAACCCGAGGGTGAGAATGATTGAACGTATGTGACGAAACTTAGTCTCCCATCCTACTGTAATTCACCTCGTAGAGACTATTCTGTCTCTTCGGTGTGACCTATATTCAAATTGGGGAAGCTTGGTGTTATCTATAACGTTGCCGGAAAGGCGCGTGTAATAGGTATCACAAACTACTGAATTCAAGTGGCGCTTAAGCCAGTCCACGACGGTATTATGCATTACCTTAGTGGTTTGAAGTCAGACGGGACTTTTGATCAGTTGAAGCCGATTATGGCGTTAGCTGGTCAGAAAGGACCCTATAGTTCATTTGACCTTTCAGCGGCTACCGATAGGTTACCGTTGGATGTTCAAGAATCAGTCTTATCGTTATTCATAGGTCGCCGTAAGGCGAGTCTATGACGGGACGTTATCTCGTTCCCTCTCGTTGATTTTGAGGGTGATGAGATAAGGTATGCTGTAGGTCAACCAATGGGAGCTTA